GAAGTTTGACTATTGTTTATGACATAGTTACCAGTTGATCCTGTTCCTGTTCCAAAGGTCAAAGTTAAAGTTAAACCTGTTCCTGAGCCATCCGAGGAAGTAGAAGCATTATTAGCAGGAGTAGATGTATATTGACCTGAAAATGTTCTTGTAAGTCCTGTAACAGCTCCTGAACCACCTATAGAAGTTACTGTATATGTAGCAGGACTAGATCCATAAACACCACCTAAAACAGTTATATTTTCGTTTACGACATATCCTGTTCCACCAGCAGCTATGGTTTCGCTTAAAACAGTTCCATTACCTAAAGCAGTAATAATGGTTTTAGCCGTTACTGTTGATCCTGTAATGGTTTGACCAGGGTATAAAGTTCCACTAGAAACAGCAGAAACAGTCAAAGTTGTTCCTGCCATAGAAGCTGTTATTACAGCTCCAACAGTTGCAGAGTTCATCTGTATTGCTGTAGAAATTGTATGACTTTGATTAATAGTCCAAGATGTTCCTGATCCAGCAGTAATAACTGTTTGATTAGAGATTCCAATACCAAATAAAGATTGTCCTACAGCTATTGTTCCGCTTTGCAACAAAGTTACAGTTAAAGTAGTTCCGCTAATTGTTCCTTTAAATACAGCAGAAGCTGGATTAGAAATGCGCCAAGTGTAACGATTAGAACCATCTACGATATAGACATTTAGACCATTATCAGTAATGCCTACTTGACCAGTTGAGCTATTTAATTGACCTACGATTGTGGGAGAAAAGTTTGATCCCATTACATAAACATAAGGGCCACAAACCACCACCAAATAATCGCCACCTGAAACAGTTCTCATACCCCTTACTTGTTGAGAATTTTGAAGGGTTACGACATTAGTAAGTCCTGGTGTTGGATAAAGAGCAATAACCTGTCTAGCGCCTTGAGGAAGGGTAGGATCAATTTCAGGTCTAAAGTTTATGCACTCCTGAGCATCTTGATAGATGGAAGGAGCTTCATAAGCTGCACCAACAAAGCCAAAGTCTGCCATTTTCTAGCCTTATCTAAAGAAACCGCCATTAAGAATCCAACCAGCATCTTTTTGTCGGCTTGAGAGCATTGCATCTGCAAACTGAGCTGATGCCATAGGTTTCATATTGGTGCGTTTTAAAGTAGCTTTAGCTTGTGCAGCATAAGCGTTAATCATTGCTATTTGAGTTGCAGAGGCTTTGCCATACATAGGCATCAAACGCTCTGCCAAACACCATCTTAGAGCCATTGAATAGCCTTGAGGAAGAACTATATCGTCATACATAGTGCCGTAATTGCTAAACAAAGTTTGAGCAAATAAATGCACTTCTCCTTGTGAGGGGTTTGGCCATAAAAACACATTTCCTGATTGCTCATTTGGATTGAAATAGACCGCCTTTGGCCATGGGCCATTCAGCGTTTTTAAACCAATTGAGTTGTAGTTATCCAAAGCTAAAACTGCCATTTGGTAATCTAATCCACCATTAAGAATAGGCTGACCATTAGAGCTAGTATTTACCCTTACATAAGCGCTATCAATTCCTAGTGGTTTTTGATAGTAAGCAGTAATAGTAGAAGCAACAATAGTTCCTGTAATGGTTCTAGAACCAACGCTTTGAGAAGCGCTGACTGTATAAGTTCCAACTCCACCAGTTCCTGTAATTAAAGCTGTAACAGTTGTTCCTACTGTAACTCCAGTTCCGCTAAGAACAGATCCTACATTGACAGCACCTGAAGTCATTGCTGTAACAGTTAGTGTTGTTCCTGAGATTGAACCAGTAAATACAGGAGTTTGAGTTGGTTGAGTAATGTTTAAAAGGTAAGTTCCTTGCTCGTTTACATTACCACCAGCTCCTGTCAGATTACGAACAATCCGAGTTCCGCTAGTAATACCTTGGCATTTTAAGTATTGACCTTGAGCTACAGCTCCTGAATTAATGCCAGTAACTGTCAAAACATTGCCTGAAAAAGTGCCTGTAAAAGACGATCCAATAAAGTTAGCAGTAGAAGGATCAGGGCCAATCGTATATTGCACTTGACCAGCTATAACAGGAAAAATGATTTCCGTTATGTTGAAAACCATCATATCCTCGTTAGACCATTGATCTATGAGGTCATTCATTAAATCAAAAGCATCTCTAGCAGCATCTGCTGTAGGTTGTTCTCCAGCTTCCAAAGCTCCTATGTCTTTTAATGAGCGACTAATAATGTCTATTGGTTTAGTCATAATGATTCCTATTCAATAGTAAAAGTGTTAGATAGCCAAGGAAATTCTGTTTTTTTACTATTATTTAATGCTTCTAATTGCTTCTCTAAATTTAATTTTATGATGTTTACATCATCTTTGGTAGTATCTTGTTCAATCCAACGAATTAAATCTTCTTCTTTAATTTCTGCATAAGGCTTAACGATTGTTCCTTCAGAGAAAGAATGATAGCCTTCAGTTTCGACAGTATTTGTTTCATTTTGTGCTTTCAATAAAAATTGAACTTCTGTAATTTTTTCATTTTCAGAAAAAACTTTTAAAATTGACCATTCAAACTTGTTCATATTGCACCCAAGATAAGGTTGATTCATCCCAAGAATATAGTTTTTTAGGATCTCCAGTTCCTGAATCGCTTGGTTTTGGAGTTGGAGGATTCCATAAACAAGTTTCTTCGTCTAGTAACCAAGATAGAAAAGGCTGTGGAGGAATAAATGCGTCTTTTTGTTCATCATAAGTAAATCCTATTCCTGCATAATTTTTGCGAAAAGGAGTGCCACCAACTGAATGAACATTTCCATGCGTATTGTAAGAAGTGCGTTTGCAAACTAAACCACGAAATTCTTGATAGTGCTGTTCCCAGTTTGTCTGATCTTGGTTTTCGTCGTTGCCAACTATAACTTCAACGACAATATTGTTTTGATCTAGAAATGCGTAATGTGCCATATTAACTCCAACTTACCGAGCCAGTTCCAGCAGTAAAAGTTGTAATTTTAAAGCTGCCTGATGTTGATGTGCTGAAAGTTAAACCACCGCCAGGGTTAGAAATTGTTCTAGCATCAGGATATTTAAGAATTACAACTCCTGATCCACCACTTGCGCCAGGCCAATCAGTATTTTCACCACCACCACCGCCACCACTACCAGTATTTGTAGTTCCAGCAACCGCTTGATTGCTACCATACATAATTGCACCAGCACCACCACCACCTGAACCACCTGGCGCTGCTGAATAGCTATTATTTGCTGTGTTATATCCACCACCACCACCGCCAGCACGAGTTACAGATGATCCAGTAATTGATGATGCAACTCCATTACCACCAAGACCAGCTTGAGTTGTTCCACCGCCAGTTCCACCAGTAGCACCAGCGCCACCGCCACCACCGCTAGAGCCTTGACCTGAACCATTATGACCGCCTCCGTTGTAACCTTGATTTGCAGTTCCTGATCCACCAGTTCCGCTTTGATAAGTTCCTCCACCGCCTGAACCACCATTTAAACCAACATTACTTGTTCCTTGCGAACCACCACCGCCACCGCCAGTTGAAGTAACTGTAGAAAATACGGAATTAGATCCTGATGTTCCTAATGCTGATGAGTTTGATCCTGCTCCACCACCACCTACTGTTACTGTGTAGTTAGTTCCAGTATTAATACTAAGAGCAGATTCAGCAGAACCACCACCGCCAGAAGTTCCAGCAGAAGTCCGATAACCACCAGCACCGCCACCGCCTCCGCTATCGCCTCGACCACCTCCACCGCCTCCAGCAATAACTAAAAAATCAACAGAAAATGTAACAACATTTGAAGTTCCATAAAAATTTCTAATGCTTATTGTTCCGCTAGATGGAACTGCTCCATAAGTTCCTGATGTTCCTGCTGGAACAAGACCGCCTCCAGCATAATATTCGCTAAGAGAATGTGGAGTTGATCCCCCAAACTCTCCAGCAATATCATTCATTGACAATGGGCCACTACTAGGAAGTGCCATTACTCACCTTTCAATGCTTTAATTTCGGCTCGTAATTCTTTTATTGCCTCAATCATTAATGGCATGAGGCGCTCATAACGGACAGTTAAATATTGTTCATCAATTGGCGCTGGAGCAACTACTTCAGGCATGATAGCTTGAACTTGTTGGGCTGATACTCCTACTTCTTTAATAGGCTTATATCCAAGAGCTTGAGCTGTTTCATTAGCCTCATAGTAAAAGCCACTTAATGAGCAAACTTTGTCAAGAGCATTTTCAATTTCACCAAGTTTTGTTTTAAGCCTATCATCAGAATAATAGGCTGTAACATTGTTTGTAGCTCTAATTTCTCCAGTTGTGCCTGATGCTGCTGTGCCTACACCAAAAGATCCAAATTGAACGCTTGAACCAGTTGCAATACTTTGTGGTGTAGAAAGCGTTACTGATCCAGTTGATGCAGAAACTGTTACTTGATTAGCTGTTCCTGTTAAAGATGTAACTCCAGTATTGGTAATGGTTACTGCGCCAGTTGCACCTGATACAGATATTCCAGTCCCAGCAACATTTGAAGTAACAATTCCAGTTAATGATGAGCCTGATCCGCTAAAACTTGTTGCTGATAAAGCGCCTGATGATGGATTGAACTGTAATTTGGTAGAAGCTACATTTTGACCAGTAATTGTTCCACTTGTAGCGCTTGTAAACGCTAAATAACGAGTTGCATTAGTGGTTGTATCGTCTGTAATAGTAATTGAGCTTGCTGGCAATGCAGACCATGTAGGAGCAGAAGCGCCATTGGAAGTCATTACAAATCCAGCAGTCCCTGTAGATCCTGCTGCCGACAAAGTTCCATTGAATCTTAAATTAGTAAATGTTCCAGCTAAAGGTGTTGTTCCACCAATAATCATGTTATTCATTGTTCCAGCGCTTGTTGGTGCAACTTCTACTGCGCCTGTGCCTGTAGGCTTAATATGAACATGACCAGTTCCAGTAGGACTAATATCTATTTGAGCATTAGATCCATTCAAATTAGTTGAAACATTGATAGAAACATTATCGCCACCACCGCCACCCATGCTAATTTGGGTTGTTCCAGCAGAGTTTTTAAGAGCTAAACCACCTGAATTAGTAGCTTGAACTGTTGGGGTAGTAAGGCTTGAGGAAGCAGTAATTGTAGTAAATGCTCCTGAATTTGGAGTAGTTCCACCAATAGCAGGAGGAGCTGATAAGTCTAAAGTTCCACCTAATGTAAGACTTCCTGTAGATGTAACAGTTCCTGAAAGGCTAATGCCTGATACTGTTCCTGTTCCGCTTACAGAAGTTACTGTTCCAGTTGTAGGAGTTGCCCAAGATGGAACTCCTGAAGCCAAAGTAAGAACTTGACCATTTGAACCAGTTGCTAAGAATGTAGTTGCTCCACTAGAAGTTTGATAAGGAACATTTCCACTAGCTCCACCACTTAAATTTGTAGCTGTAGTAGCTGAATTTGCTGAAGTAGCAGTTGCAGCGTTTCCATTAATAGAACCAACAATAGTATTGGTAACAGTTAAATTACCAAGCGTTCCAAGACCAGTAATTCCAGTATAAGAACCGCTTAAACGAGCAGAATCTAAAGTTCCGCTAGTAATTTGAGTTGCTGCAATCGCTATATCTTGCTGACTTGCAGAAGTTGCTTGACCTTGAGCGTTTATCGCTAAAGTTACAGTTTTGCTTGCTGATCCGTAAGTTGCATTGATGACACCAGTATTAGTAATGCTAAATACACCAGCATTAAGAGTTAATCCAGTTCCAGCAGTATAAGTAGAAGATACGCTAAAGTTTGCCCAATTTAGAGCTGTAACTCCAAGCGTTCCACCTTCTTGAGCTAGGCTATACCAAGCAGAATAGGCTTGTGAACCTTCTTCTACAAATACAATAGCTCCAACATATTCTTGCCAATCATCAGCTCCTACAGCGTATTCCCAAGCTCCTGATCGGACTACATAAATACCATTGTTCTTTGATAGGCTTTGGTCTTTAACAAGAACTCGATCTCCATCAGTCAATGGAACAGCATCAATAGTCTGAAAACCTGATAACGAGGCTATATTTGAAAGAGAAGCAGCTTTTACTGGTTGCTTCCAACTGAGTCCAGCAGCGTAATAATCTACATACTGTTTATTAGCAATTCCTGTAGCAGTTGTAGGTGCTACTGAAACATATCCTGAAGTGAAATAACCAACAGCAGGAGTTGTTACACCAATAGTAGTGCTATTTATTGTGCTAAGGGTAATATTAAGACCTGATTGCTGAGGATTAGCCGTTGCATAAAACGGCTGACCTTGACCAATAAAAGTATTAAATGATCCATCTACATTGAAATAAGCCTGAACAGGCAATAGATTCTGAACTTCAGATTCTGCTGGATTAGCCATAAAGCATCCCTTTAAATTTTTAAGACTGATTGCCGACTGGTGTAATGTAAACAAGAGCAGGGCCAGCAGCCGAACCAATAGCTGATACTTGGAAGTTATTGGCAGGAGTAGCTAAAACAATCGGCTGAGTCATCAAGGGAGGCAATACAAAAGAACCATTTGTTCCATCAACAGGAAGCGTTGCTGTAGTAGCAGTAATTGTTGTTGGAGAAATCTCAATAGCTACTGAATTAGCTCCAGCGTTCAAGAAAGCTGCGTAATTCACTTGGTTATTGCCTACTGAAGAAACAGTAACAGCAGCATGAGCTGAAGCCGTTACTGATAAAGCCGTTGTCTGAGCTTGTAATCGTAAAACGATAGTATTAGACATGATTTGTCCTTAATTAGACTGCTGTTGCAGGATAAGAACCTTCAATACGAATAACATCAATGATGTAATTACCTGCTGTTGGGGTTAATGAACCAGCAGTAATGTTACCGAATTGAACACTTAGTGTATTGGCTGCTGAAACTCGAACATCAGCAATAAAAATGCCAGCAGTTTGATCGGTAGCACAAGCTATTGCAACATGATCGGTTGTTAATAAACCAGCAATAGTAAATGTTTGTGCAGCAGTAATATTGGCTGCAACTGCTGCTGGTGTTAAAGATGGTTGAATGTAGAAAGTGCTAATTGCATTTCCACGAGCAAGAGTTGTAGATGGCATGATTTTTCCTTTGCAAAGAGGGTTGAACTACTACCCCATTATCCTATTTTTTTGTAAATATTCAATAATATTAACGATTTCTTAGCCAATCTCCGAAATGACCTACAAAAGTTTTATTTCCTGTATGACCCATTTTGATTTCAGGATCACACCAAACCTTACCACCTAATTTACTCCACCTAAAACAGAAGGAATAATCTTCTCCGTATTTTTTATCTCCATCAGCAATGTGAGCAAAAAGGTCATAAAACAAATTGTCTTTAGCTCCATCATGGAAGTATTGCTCAGGATAGGCTTGAATCATTTGTTCTAAGCAATGCCGACTAATTTTCATAAATCCAGTAGGAATGGCAGCAACTTCTAGCAAACCAGTTTCAGGATCTGCCCAAAGCTCAGGTTTATCTAGGTATTTAATTGGAAAGCCTAGTTCATCAATTCGATAAGGGTAAATTCCACCGACTAGATCAACTTTATGATCCACAAGTCGTAAAAGAGCGCCTTTTTCCCATGCTACATCTGAGTCCACAAAGACTAGGCAATCGGATTCTGTCTTTAGAAAATTAGAGGCTATAGCGCCTCGGCAATCGGCTATATAAGCGCTTCCTATGTCATCAATAAGGGTAAATGTATCTCCCCTAGAAACAAGCATTACAAGATCGTTTACCAAGGATCTCATAGTTGCCATATAAACCGAGCCTGTATAGGCTGGAATAGCGATAGTTATGTGCATTTCTTCCCTTCACAAAAGAAAAAGCCCACCCCTTTTGGGAGTGAGCTTTGGTTTACGACATGATTAGGCTGTTACACCAATGTTCTGCAATGCAGTAATGATGCTATTAACTGCTGTAGAAATTGCTGTTCCTGTAGCGTTTGTTGCAATAGTAGTAATTGCGCTTGCTTGCACTACTGGAGTTTCGCCATAAAAGCCGATTTTTCCACCAGCGATACCTAGAGCAATACCATCTGCTGCATTGCCATTAAATAGATAGACTGTGGATACTGTTGATGCTGGTCCTGGATTAGCCATGATTTATTCCTTTCGTTAGCTAAAAATTAAGATGCGATACGGCAAGCCAACTCAGGATAGAGTGGGGCCCAGCCATACAGAACATCCAAACGAGTTGGGATGGAGTCGTTGTTAATGGTGTATTGACGAACCACACGCATAGACAGACCAATTTCCTTGTCGCTTGCTCGACCAGCAAAATGAACACCTTCAGGCAACTCAAGATCGGCTACTGCGAGAGTAAACGCATTTTTGTGCATGAGGATATTTTGTGGGCTGACAGTTCCTGAGCTATTGAAGAAAGTTACAGCTTGTGCGCCTGAACTTGTTACGCTGATGTTTTGGAACTGACCAGCGCTGATTGGAGCAGGAGATACATTGACTGTAATAGTTCCACCAGTTCCACTAACAGCAGTATTAACTACGAAATTACGCAGTTTGCCGTAAGACTGACGATTCTGTGGATTTACACCAAATACACCAGCAATAGTGAAGGTATCACCTTGATTTAGGCTAACTGTGTTAGTCAAAGTCAAAGTAATGTTGGCGCTAGAAGCCCAACCGCTAGTCAAGAAACCAGTAGCTGTAGTCACATTGACTGTAGCTGTTCCAGCAAATGATCCGTAAGTTTGGTTCACAATGTTCTGATCCATCTTCCAGTTCATACCGCCTGAATCACGACCCATCAAGCCTTTACGATACTGAGCAGAAATAGCTTCTTGTGGAACAAACAGACCCTTCAAGCTATCAACGATTGTTGCGCTTGAGAATGGATCAATAACAACTGCTCTGCGACCATCACGAGGAGCGCCTTCAGAATCAAGGTAAGCACCAGCGTTCAAGAAGGTAATAAGACCAGTTGGAGGAGTTCCAGCCGTTCCTACAGTATTGTAGGTGCTGTTTTTAGCCATTGTTAAGCCATCTAAGTCAATCTTGTTGGCGATAGCAGCAACTGCTGGCTTCAAAACACGATCAGAGAACATATCCAAGCTCAATGCCAAATCCTGAGTAGTGAATTGTGTATCCACATGGAACTGGGTTGAGAGGGTTACAGGAACTGAAGTTTCGTTGAAATCTTCAACATTAAGCGCAGGGCCTGTCGTTCCAATAAAACGACCAGGTCTGCGGACATTGACTGTGTTACCAATCTTTGCACCGACTACAGCAAACTGGTCATCATAGTTACGATCTACTTCAGATGTAAAAGTTAATTCGTTTTCCAAGACCATCAACGCTTCGTTGGTGATCTTGCTAATGGTTAATAAGGTATTACTCATTTTCTCTTTTCCTTAAAAGAAATTAGGGTTTACCTGATCTTTCCTGCCTTACGAGCTGCTTTCCATGCTTGGTAAGACCCATGAAACTCACCATCTGAGCCAATAGGTGTTTCCATTGCACTTCCAGTTGCTCTTATCGGACTAAGAGGAGCAGGAGCTTTAGACTTCTGAGTAACAGGCTTACTTGTAGGTTTTTCTTCAGCAATTTCTTGCTTCTCGAATTTAGCCTCCAATTTCCCAATCTCTCTCAAAGCTCTATGAACAGGCAATGCTTGGAACTTCTCAGCTTCTTCTTCCTCTAGACTAGCTAGATGGTAAAGAATCTCAGGGCCAACATCCGATTCAATGATTGCATCCCTAACTTCGTTGCTTACAACGACCTTAGTAGATTCAACAATCTCATCAAAATCAGCTAAATTAGGCTTCGCTTTGGCTAGTTTCTCACTCCAAGTCTTTAAGACTTTAGAGCGTTCTTCTTCAGCTTTGCGAGTCGCTTCTTGCTGATCCCTTTCATACAACGCTTTCTCAGCCGACCATTCCGCTAACGCTTTTGCATATTCAAAAGCATCATCAAACTGATCTGCCCTAGGTTCTGTTCCAATCGGATCTTCCACCTTTTGCTGTGGAGCGTTCCGTTCTTCATATTCCCTAAGTCTAGCTTCCAAAGCCTCTTTTTCAGCTTGTGCCTTGGCAGCGTTTTCTTCTGCCAATTTACGAGCCTTAGTAAGCTCTGAAAACCGCTTTTCGAGTTTAGGATTTTGTTTCCGTTCCTCTGTTACTTTCGCTTCAGGTTCTGACTCTTGTTCACTCTCACCTTCAGCTTCAACTATCGGCTCTGATTCAGGAGTTTCCTCAACTGATTCAGCCTCAACAGGAGCTTCCTCGGTAGCTAAACCAAGACGATTCATAGTCCATTCAGCTAAATTATCACTTGTTACTACATTTCCAGCTTGTTTTGCTTCTTGCACTTCTGCCATGAGTATTCCTCAAGATTTAACCCAATGAATCCATTGGTAGATTTACAACACTTCTTTTTTACCACTAAATCTTATTTAAAACAATATTATTTGCTTCTGTAACCTTGCTCAATAAGAAGATCCATATATTTGCTTTTAAAATCAGAAAAATCAGGATCATCTTTTTTGTATTCGCTAAGAGGAATAGATCCACCATGCTCTTTAATATAATCTTTTAAATGTTGCTTTTGCATAGCATCATATTTAGCGATTTCCTTGGCTAAGTCCTCATCTTTCATTTTTGAGTAATCATTACCCAAATTTTTATGAGTATTTTTAGCCCTCATCTTTTCGCCTTCTGTTTTAGGCTTTTTGCTAGGCTTTTTACCAGATTTTTCAGCTATTTTTTTTTCAATAAATTCTTCACGATTTTCTGAGGTAACAATATCTCTTGGCATTATTGGACTCCTTGTGGCATAGGTTGTTGCATTGGTTGGGGTTGGATTGGCTCTAAAGCTACATCTCTTTGAGGCATAGAAATATTGGTTTGAAGCTCTCCAGTTAAAGGATTAGCTTCATGGGCAATATCTTTAGCTGCTTCTCTAGCATAAGCAAATTGCTCGTCATTTCTACGCTCAATTTCAGCTTCCAACTGTCTTGTATCAAGATTGGCAATAAGTAGCTTAACAATCGCATCAATTTCTGTCTTATTCTGACTTGTAATGGATCTAGTGTTTTGGTCATTGACCTTAACTTCTGCCATTGTCTGAGTGTTATAGGCTCTAGCAGTAGTTTCCATGAGAGTGCGCTTAGTATGAGCATCTTCCTTGGCTTGTTGCATTGTTGCGCCATATTTAATATCCATAGCCAACATTTGCTTTTCTTGCTGTAACTGCTGAATCATCTGCTGAGCTTGTGCCAATTGCATCTGAACTTGAGGAGGAACATCTGATTTCTCGTCAATCTGAGCTAATGGATTGGAAGCTGCGAGTCTGTCGGCAATAATTTCAGCGCCAGGGAAGTCCATATTTCGGAAAATTAAATCACCAGCAGTTGCCATTAAATTAGGATCGGCAGCAAGCAAAGTCATCATGTTTTCGACAGCTTCTGTTCTCTTGGTTGAGAAGCCTGGTCCTGTATCCATAACCACATCATAGCGACCAACAGACACATCATTAAGTATCTTCTCGACACCTTGCTCATCCGTTACTCGTTGATTTAAGGTAACGATTTCAGGCTTTTCATCAGCTCCGATAATCCGCATAACTCTTTCGGTATCGTAAATCTTAGGAATTAGATCAAGAATAATGCGACCACAATAAGCAATAGAGCGAGTCAGATTGTCGTAATAGTGGAAGTTCACCATATCGACTTGCTGTTGCTGACCAGCCAAAGCCTTACCTGAGATGTTTCCTTGTGGGAGCTGACTAGGATCATAAATACCTACGACAGTCATTAAGTCATTAGACATTCCTTGTGTCGCTGTAACAATACCAGCAGGAGGAGGCTCAGGTTGTAAGCGAGTAGGAGTTGGAGCAACTCTGCCTTCTGTGTCTGTTTGCTTGTAACGCAATACAGGCATAGCCTTAATATTGGCTTGATTCCATTCTTGTTCATGTCCTTCGTCTTGACCTTCTGCCAATAGCCATTTTGCTTTGGGAGCTAAAGCGACAGCTTTCTCCCTTTCTCTTTT